CTTATGAGCCTGTTGATTCAGATGATGAAACTCCAGACGTAAAAGGAGCAGCAGATAGTAAAAAAACTACTCACGTTGCAGCAGTTACAACTGGTAAAGCTTATATAGCAGCTAATTAGTAAAAGTGAATGGCACTACTTCCAATAACACCTCCGGCTGGAATAGTTACCAACGGAACAGCGTACAGTAATAAAGGTCGCTGGACCGATGGCGATTTAGTTCGTTTTCAAAATGGTAGCTTACGACCTATTGGTGGTTGGGAAAAACTAAAATCTACAGCATTAACCGGTACACCTACCGGTATGTATGCTTACAGCGATAACGCTGGCAATCCAATTCTAGCGGTTGGTACAAGGCAAAAGGTTTATGTTTTAACCAGAAACACCTGGTATGACATAACTCCTTCAGGATTCACAACAGACGCATCAACCGATCCTTTAGGGTTTGGTGCATACAATTACAACGTAGAAGATTATGGTGATGCTCGTTCTCAATCAGGATTACTTTTTAACACAACTTCTTTTTCATTTGATAATTGGGGTGAATATTTAATATTTTGCTCCGCATCAGACGGCAAAATCTATCAATGGCGACCTCATGGCGGCGGCACTAATACTCCAGATGCAGCCGGTACTGCTATTACTAATGCACCAACTGGCAATCTAGGTGTTGTGGTAACAAACGAAAGACACATATTAGCGATAGGTTCTGGCGGGGACCCAAGAAAGATTGCTTGGTCATCAAGAGAAGCATCTACTACTTGGACAGCAGCAGCGACTAATACGGCTGGTGATTTACAAGTACCGACAGGCGGTAGAGTAATAGGTGCTATTAAATGGCAAACAGACGTTATATTGTTTACTGATACAGGCATAGCAAGAATGTATTACACAGGACAGCCCTTTATATATGGTATTCAAGACGCTGGCACAAACTGTAAGGCCATATCAACAAGAGGAATTGTTAGTGCTGGTAATTTCCTAGCGTGGATGGGTGAGAACAGTTTCTTTATATATGATGGTTCTGTAAGAGAAATACCTTGTGATGTGCATGATTATATATTTGACGACCTAAGATACAGTTACAGAAAGACCATAGCTGGAGGACACAACTCTAACTTTAATGAAATTTGGTGGTTCTTTCCATCAACCGATTCTTCAAAGCCAGACAAGTATGTAATTTGGAATTACGCAGACAACAGTTGGAGCGTTGGTTCTATGGACAGGGGTTGTTGGGTAGATCAAGGCGTCTTTGATTATCCTATAGCTTGCGATAACGATGGTTTTGTTTATCAACACGAAAGCACCACATTAAACAACTCTCCAAACTTGGGTGCGTCTGTACCTTTTTGCCAATCGGGACCCATAGAAATAGGCAACGGAGATAACTACGTTCAATGCAATCAGATCATTCCCGACTCAGAGGCAAATACTTTACCAGGAGTCACATTAAGTTTTAAAGGCCGTTTTACACCGCTTGGACCAGAGACAGACTTTGGATCATTTACATTTGATGATGACGGGTACACCGATGCAAGATTTACGGCACGACAAGTACAGATGAAAGTTACAGGTGATACCACACAAGATTTTCAAGTAGGAAATATAAGATTAGATTTAAGAAACAGGGGTCGTAAATAATGGCGAGAAAGTCATTCACAAGACCCGGTGCTGAATACGACAGAAATTATCAGAATTATTTAGTATCAGAATTAGAGTATCAATCAGGATTAACTTTTAACAAAGGAGAAAGAGTAGAAGTTAATGGTGGTGATCAAACAGAATTAGTATTGGTAAGCCCAAATGGAACAAAATATAAGATTAGTATCGACAACTCAGGAAACCTTACAACCGCCACAACGGTTTAAGGAAGAATGGGAAGAAAAATGGGTTTTTGCAAAACCTTATATAGAAGAGGCATTGCGTCATACGGACTGCTATAATATAGAAGACGTAGAAGACCATATCAGGCAAGGTATTTTTTACTTATGGACTGGTGAAAAATCGGCTATGATAACGGAAATAATCAGTTATCCTCGCCTAAAAGCAATGAACTTATTGTTCTGCGGAGGCGATTATAAGGAACTACAATCCATGCTTCCTAGCTTGGAACAGTTTGCAAAACATTTTGGATGCACAAGGCTTTACGGCGGAGGTCGTAAGGGGTGGATTAGAAAAATTAAACATCTTGGATTTGTCCAAGAATATATGATTCGGAAAGAACTATGAGTAAAGGTAAAAGCACAACAACCACAACAACAGACCCTACACAAATGGCTATATATAAAGACCTGTATGAAAGGTCTAAAGGCATAGCCGGACAGCCGTTTGTTCCTTATACAGGTCCTCGCGTAGCGGGATTCAATCCGGACCAATTAGCCGGTTTTGATCAGACTAGAAGTATGTTTGATCAATCTATGGGTTATGACCCAAGAGGCGAGATTAATAAAATAGCTGGCATGGAAACTCCAGGTGTTTCACCCGTAACAGGAACTGCTGCACAACTTGGAGCCGCCCCTTCTCTTTTGAATGTAGACTTAAATGCTTATCAAAATCCTTACACCAGTCAAGTTGTAGACAACACATTATCTGATTTAGATAGAGCAAGAAAAATGGCAATTGGCAGAGATCAAGATAGTGCTATAGGTGCTGGTGCGTTTGGTGGTTCAAGAAGTGGCATATTAGAAGCAGAAACCAACAGGGCGTTTGCCGATCAAGCGGCGCGTACAAGTGCCAATTTAAGACAGGGTGGTTTTGATAGGGCTACCGCATTAGCTGGACAAGATTTAGGAAGATTACAACGATCACAAATACAACAGGGAATGTTTGATCAATCAACTGGAATGGCTAATTTAGATGCACAAAACAGGGCAGCATTTATGCGTCCTGATTTAACTATGCAGAACAGACGTTTCCAAGCTGGATTACAACAAGGTTTATTAGGCGATCAATACAGAAATTTAGGTTTAATGTCTGGCATTGGTGGTCAACAACAAGGATTGCAACAAGCCGGTATGGATGCTGGTTACAACGAGTTCATGCGAGCATTACAATACGGTCCTCAACAGCTTGGGTTACTATCTCAAGGTGTTAGTGCGTTACCAACACAGACCAATACGACACAGAGTAGTAAACCGGGAACATTAGGCACACTAGCATCAATGGCTTCATTGGCCGGTGGTCTTGGTTGGTCTCCATTTAGTTAGGAGTAAAACATGGCAATAGGAAAAAGAGTAGGAAATAGATTTGCGAACATAGGTTCTGGTGGGAACTTCTTTAGCGATCCAAAAACCTTTGAAAGTGAAGAGGCTAGAAAGCTGGCATCACAACAAGGCTTTCAAAGATTTGCAGACGCTTTGGGAATGGCAGCAGCTTATGAGACTGGTGATGCACAAAGAATAGCTTTGGCACAGAAACAAGTACAACAAAGAAAAATAGACAGAGAAAACAAAAACTTGAAAGATGTTATGCAAAGCGTTGACAGGTCTGATTATTTAGATGCAAGCACAGGGACGTATGATAACAAAGCATACTACAGAGGTATGTCATCTAAGTTATTTGATAAAGGTTTTATTGAACAAGGAATAAAGCTTGCTGAATTAGGTACACCTACAACCTCTCTTGAAGCTAATAAAATGATATTAGGAGAAAGAAAACAAATAGAAAAACAATACAAGCCGGTAAATGACGCTGTAGTAGGATATAAAAAATTAGAAGACGCTTTACAGCAAGAAGGTGGTGTTGCTGCTTATTCTGCTTTAGTCCTTTATATGAAAAATTTAGACGGTTCTGTTGTTAAAGAAGGTGAAGTAAGATCATTTGAAAGTGCTCAAGGTTTACTAGGTAACCTTGAAGAAAAATTAAGTAAAACTAAAGGAGAAGGCATGACTCCTGAAATGAGAACACAAATATTAAATCTAGCAAGAAAAGGTACAAAACACATGCTAGATGGTTACGATGCAAACTTAGAAGGTTCTGCGAGAACCTACAATACCATGGGAATGAACTCTGGTTTAATTTTTGATGGTTATCTTATTGGTAGAAATGATTTAGATTTTAATCCAGTTGAAGCTAGTTTTTTTGAAAGCGAAATAACAGGAACTTTAGAATAAAATGGCTAAAATTTTTAAGTCTGATCAATTTGGAGATTTGCAAGTTCCAGATAATTTTGCAGAACTACCAAAAGCTGAACAACAAGAAGAACTTAGAAAAGCGGTTAGACAAAAACAGTCTGCTAAATCTTCACAACCAGAAATGTCAACTGGTAGATATTTACAAGGGCTTGTGGATGAATCAATACAAGGTTTAACTTTAGGTACGTCAGACGAAATAGGCGCAGTATTTGCAGAGATGCGTCCAAAAAATGTTGCAAAAACTTTATTTACAGATCAAGAGTTTGGTGATGCTTTTAATAAAAGGCTAAGTGGACAAAGAGCAAGAAATAAAGAGTTTCAAACTGCCAATCCAAAAGCTGCTATTGCAGCAAACGTGGCTGGTTCTGTTGCCCCTATAGCAGCATCTTTACTTCTGGCACCTTTTACTGGTGGCAGTTCAACAGCTGGAACGGCAGCCCTTACAGCAGCAAGGGCAAAAAATGTTTTAGACAGTTCTAGGTTACTGGCCGGTGGTATTACAAAGCCGGGGCTAGGAATAGGTGGAAGAACAATTGAAGGGTTAAAAACTGGTGCTACCCAAGGTTTAGTTGGTGGTGTTGGTTATAATGAATCAGATGCAGATACTTTAGGTGGCACAATTGCCGATAAAGCTACAGGTGCTACTATTGGAACAGTAGCCGGCGGTACATTTGGCGCTGTACTACCGGGAGCAATGTCAGTTGCCAGTGTTCCTGTAAAAGCAACAGGGAAACAGGTTGCAAAAGTTTTTGATAAAAGTAAATTTTCAGCAGAAGAAAAAATGGCCGTTAAGAAAATTTCTGATTTATTTTTACAAGACGACATTACACCAGATCAGGTTATTCAAAGAATAAAACAAAACGTAAGTGCAGATAAATTAGAGGGTGTGACTCCTGTAGAAATCTTGGCAGATTATGGGGGTGAAGCTGCCGTTAGAAAGCTTAGAGGTTTGAATATAATTGCTCCGGGGGAAACAATAACAAAAACTCTCAGGGAAAGAGGTTCAGGATCGGTAGAGGGAATAGGTCAAGATATTATTGATGATGCTACTTCTAATATTCAATCAACAAGGATTGGACAATCATTACAAAAAGCTTCCGAAGATACAGTTAATACAAGGGGAATAAATTTAGCTGGTGGTATAGATGATATTGAGCAAGCAACAAGAAAAGAACTTAATCCTTTATATACTGAAGCTTTTGAAAAAAATCAGTTTGTCGATAATTTAGAACTTTATAAATTTTTAGAGGTTCCCATTATTAAAGATGCTTATTCGATTGCAAGAAGAAATTATTTATTAGAGGTTCAGCAAATGAATCCTGGGCAAAGAATTTTAATGGAAGATACAGGTATACCCCCATTAAAAGATTTATTGATTAAAGGCACAAATGGACAGATCACTGGTGTTAATAAAAATTTACCTTTAGCTTTTTTAGATCAAATTAAAAGATCAGCTGATACTAAAACTTTTGGCCTTAAAACAACAACAGCTTCTAATAAAATAGACAGTCGTACCGCAAACAATAGAAAAGACGTAGCTAATCAATTTAGAGATTTATTAAAAAATTCTGTCAAAGGAGATGAATATTCAACTGTATTAAAAAAAGGAGCAGATAAATTTTCATTAGAAGAGGCTTTCAATCAAGGCAATAAATTACAAGCAAGAACAACAAAAGCAGAAACATTTAGAAATTATTTTAATGGTTTAAAAACCGATGCTGAAAAAGATTCTTTCAGAATTGGGGTATTCCAGTATTTGTCTGATCAAATAAACACGCTTGGCAATAATGCAAATTTAGCAAAAAAATTATTAGATTCACCAAACATTGCTACTAAATTAAAAGTTTTATTTCAAGGAAATGATCAAGCAAAAAAATCTTTTGTTGACAGATTGATAAGAGAAGACAGGATGGCCGGAACCAATCAAGCGATATTAGGACAATCTGCCACAGCAGAGAAAGCTTTTGATGCTAGTCAAGGTTTGGCCAGTATTTCTGATTTAATGATTGCCCTTAATGAGCCTACAAGTTCTGCTGGCGTTAGGGGTGGCGCTTCTGTTATTGGAAATTTAAGGGCAGCCATGTTTGACCCAGAAGGTAAAAAGATACAAGCATTGCAAGATGTTCTTTTGGAAAGCAATCCCAATAAACAAATAAATATTTTAGAACTTATAAAAGAATTAAATAAAATAGAAAGAGTAGGTTCGGGTACAGAGAATGCAATTAGAAGAAGTATCTCTAGGTCAGCCGCACCTCAATCATCTCCAGTAATAAGAGAAAATCTACAATGACCTAAAACGACATGGGACGCACTACGGAGCGGATCGGTAGACAAGGTGAATTTTATACTTGTGGCTTCTTAGCCGGCTTCTCAGACACAGTAACCCTAGTTCCTCATGGCTCAGAAGCAGACATATTGTTTGACTACAATAACAACATATATAAGTGTCAGGTAAAGACCAAATCAAAACCCAAGAAAGGCAGCATTAACTGGAAGTTTGATTTAAGAAGAGGATCGCACACCAAAAATAGACATTACCAGGAAGGCCAAATAGATATATACGCCTTGTACTGCAAGCCTCACGAAAAGATTTATTTTATTCCATTTGATAGCAAGATGACTTGCATTACGATTAGTGAACAAAAAATGAAAGAAGCTAAGAGCGAAGAAACTTTAATTAATTCATTGGATCAACTCAAAGCAAAGGACGAATAAGGGACCTACACACTCTAATAATTTTTAGTTTAAGTAATTCAATAATTTACTTTTGAATCTTTTTGTCTCATAACCTGAAGGTCGTAGGTTCAAATCCTACCCCCGCAACCAGTATTCTATGCAGATATGCTTGCAAAACAGCTAAAAACAATATACTCTCTTGTGCATGATTAACCCTTAATATTCATCTTAATACTATAAAAAGTAAGGGACGGATAAGGGACCGACAGAGGAGAGAGAGGAAATGGCTAAATACACACCAGATAAAAAGGTTAATGGTTTGCGTAAATACACAGATCACGGCAAAGGTTATTACTTACATTACAAGATAGACGGACAATCAGGCTTTAGAGATAAGAAGATAGCACCCTTAGATACCCCTATTATATCGGTAAGAAACAAGGCTAAGAAAATGCTTGGTCTGGCGGTACAAGGAATTGATCCTTTTGAGTCTAAGGTTGAAGAAAGTTTTGAAGATATATTTTTGGTCCATGTAAAGAAGCTAGAAAGGAAGGGAGCAAAACGCATTGATGCACTTTGGTTTAACTACAACAAAGATATTAAGTCTGCCATTGGCAAGAAGAAGGTCAATGAGATTACAGAGAACGACATAGCCAGACTTCATAATAAAGTAACAGAGCGAGCGCCGGTGGTAGCGAATAGATGCCTAGAAATAATTAGAGCAGTTTTTAATACGTCTAAGATAAGACCTAACCCGGCAGAAGACATAGAGAAGAATCCAGAAGTTGCAAGGAAGCGATACATGACTCAAGCAGAATTGCAAGCGGTGGTCAGGGAACTTAATAAAAAAGATCGGGACCCTAAATGTAAGGAGTCAGTTGCTTTTATTTGGTTACTTATATTTACCGGTGCAAGATTGTCTGAGATAGCCAATGCAAAGTGGAAAAACTTTGATGGACATAAGCTGGTTATAAAAGAACACAAGACAGATCGCTTTGGAGAAGACAGAGTTATTTATCTTAATGATCAGGCGATTGGCATTATTAATAAACTGGAAAAAAGAGGTGAATATATACTTGGTATTAAGAACCCCACTAAGCTATGGCAAGGGGTCCGTAAACGCGCAAATTGCAACGATCTAAGACTACATGACCTCCGCCATTCCCTCGCTAGTTTTTCTAACGTAGTAGGCATGAATTTAACCGAGATAGGTAATCTTTTAGGACACAAAGATCACAAGTCAACTCAGCGATACGCACACATACATGAAGAACAATCTATGGAGAACGTAAATAAAGTTGGTTCACACATACAAAGCATTATTATGAGGAGCGTTAAATGAAAGAAATTGAATCTATAAAAATGCGACATTGGATAAATAACTTAAAAGGGTATGGGTTTACAAATTTATCAATATCTAAATATACAGGCATCAATGAGAAGTCTATTCGTCATTTTCATAAAAACAAAGACCATAACCTAAATGATAAACATCATAAAAAATTGCACGAATGGCTCTTAACTACAAGACGAATGATAATTGCAACAGAGCAAACTCAGGAGAAAACTAATGATTTGTAGTAGATGCAAAGAAGTTAATTCAATTTATTTTATACAAAGAAAAAACATAATTAAGCCTGTCTGTTCAATGTGTTATAACTATGAACAAGTAAGAAGCCTAATAAGAACATGGCCCCCTTCAGACTATCTTTAATCTTCTAGTCTATCTAGCACAAATATTTTTCTAGCAGTATCTACTGAAATCCCATACTCATCAGCAAGAAATTTAAGCTTCTGTCTTGGAAAAGACTTCTTATCTTCAATTGCGTTCATCACAATCAATTTCTTGGTAACGTCATCATATTCATTCCAGTTAGAAACCTGAGACATATTACGACCACAAACACATTTATCGCCGCAACCATAGGTCAAGCTGCATACTGAAATACAAGGATTATCACTAAGACTACTGACTTCGCCAGTCACTCTTACTTTATTAGTATAGTCGCTCATAACTACACCTCCGTTATATCAACATTATTTTTGGGGAACCTTTCTTCCGTGTCCGGGTCCAGCCAATTACCTTCTCCGTCTCTTCCATGTACGAGTTCTAATTCTAAATCTATGTAGTGTTTTGCTTTGAGCAAGTCTTGAATCTTATCTTCTTTGTTTCTTGTTACATACTTAACTACGTTGCCAAGACAATATGAAAGTTTATTGGACAAGATATATTCCAAAGGTTGTATACCTTTGTTTTTATAATGCGACCCATTGACTTGTTTTTGTGTTGCTAACTTTTTCATATTGACAAAAATTAATTTTTTTTTAAAAAACTTTTTTTTATTTTTTAAACCAATTTGCAAATGTTGAAAACTTTTTTCTATTTAGGGGTTCCAAAAAAGTATTCAATGTGGGTATAATAATACATCTACGAGGAAAAGGGTACAAACATGGACAAGAATGAAAATGAAAAGCAGTTTCTTAACGCCAAAGAATTGTCTAAGAGATGGGGTGGAACGCCCACAGCAAGGACAATAGATAATTGGAGATACAGTGGCAAGGGCATTAATCATTATTTAATCGGTGGATTAGTAAAATACAAACTCAAGGACGTTGAAGAATATGAGAGGAGTGTTCATCGTGCAAAAGAAGAAAGTTGAACTCAAGAAACAAAGGACGGAGAGGCGAAAGGGAGGTTATCGAAGTGATCAAGGACCTATTGGGAATACAGTTGGAAGTAAACTATTCACAAACTTATGGTGGTGGACATGATCTACTCGGTGGAGAACCTTGGGCTATCGAAGTCAAGAGAAGAAAGGCAGTTACACATGGCGATGTACGTCAATGGTGGAAACAAACAACAACGCAAGCGAGAAAGGTTGAGTTATTACCATGTCTTTGGCACAGGGCTGATAGAGGTCAATGGAGCGTTGTTATACCAGACCTATATGCACTTGAGCATAAGCTTTTTCCAATTGATGATTTTAATTGCACTTCAACAGTCACACCCGAACTATGGGCTGCGTTATCAAGAGAGGAGTTTGAAGTTGGGTAGCCATGCAAGATTTTCTCCCTCTGCATCAAAACGATGGCTGGCCTGTCCCGGATCAATACAGTTATCAGAGAGCATTCCTTATGAAAGCAATACGACTTATGCAGCAGCATCGGGTACTTACGTTCACAGCATGGTAGAGATGTTGTTAGAAGGCAATTTAGAGAACGTAACCTTGCGTGATTATTGGTTGGGTAGAAAAGAACAAGTAGAAGATTTTGAAGTTGAGGTTACTGAGGACATGATTAGTTGTGCTGAACAATACGTTAATTATGTAGAAGGTAGGGTAAAAGAATTAAACGGAAGATTATTAATAGAACAAAAATTACACATAGAAGAAATTTCTCCTGAGTGTTTTGGTACCGGTGATGCGATTATATTGGGTAAAGAAACTAATCGCATTGCCGTCATAGATTTAAAGAGCGGTAAATTTCCTGTTGAAGTTGAACACAACGAGCAGTTGATGATTTACGGTTTAGGTGCGTGTAGCCGCTATGCGGATGAAAATACGACAATAGAATTAACCATAGTACAACCATTGGGCTTTCATAAAGACGGCCCCATTAGAAGCTGGGACATATCAGCTTCTGATTTGGTTGACTGGGGTTTCAATGTTCTAAAACCAGGTATCGAAGCCTGTTTAGAAAAGGAGCCAGTATTTAATGCTGGCGTTAATCAATGTAAATTTTGTTCCGCAAAAAGCGTCTGCGAAACATATAAAAATAAGGAATAGAAATATGTCTGAAGAAAAAAAAGAGATAGAGACCTTTAGTTTTCCTGGTGAAGAAGAGCAACACGATATTGCTGGTCTTTCTGAGGAAGGTAAGGTTCTTTTAAATAAGGTTCAATTAACTGAAAACAGCAAAGAAGCGTTGGTCGCACAAGCTAATGAGTTGATTGCTAATGCTAATTTTGAAATAGAGAAGAATGACATTCTCTACAATAATTACATGGAACAACTTAGAGAGGTTGTAAATAAGAAGGAGGAAGAAGATGAGCCTATCAGCGATAAAGAAAAAAACTGAACTTAAACCGCCAAAGATAATTCTTTATGGTGGGGCCGGTGTAGGTAAGTCATCGTTTGGTGCATCTATGCCTGAACCAATCTTTCTATTAACGGAAGACGGGTTAGGAAAAATACAAGTGGATCACTTTCCATTGGCTGAAACATTTGATCAGGTTATGGATAATTTGAACGATCTTATTAAAGACGATCATTCTTATAAAACATTAATAGTTGATTCATTAGACTGGCTAGAACCAATGTGGCAGTCCAAGTGCTGTGAAGATAACAATTGGAAATCAATTGAGACTCCGGGCTATGGTCGTGGATATGTAGAAACTTTGAAGTACGTCAGACAGTATTTAGATTTACTAAATGTTCTGCGTAATAAGAAGAAGATGACTATTCTGCAAATCTGTCACAACGTAGTGAAGAGAGTAGAGAGTCCAGAGATCAGTCCTTATGACCAGAATCAATTAAAACTTCATGCAAAATCTGCCGCTTTAATTTCAGAGTGGTCCGATTGTGTGTTCTTTACGAACTACAAGCTGGGTGAAGTAAAGGTTCAAGGTAAAGGTGGTCAGATGAATACAAAAGCAGTAGCGGGAGACAGAATTATTTATTCTGAAGAGCGTCCAGCTTTTGTTAGTAAGAATAGATACGGCTTAGACTTTGAACTGCCTTTTGATTGGTCTGTAATCAGGGAGCAAATGTTAGCGAAATGAATGTAAATCCAGAGGTTGATCAATTGGTAGTTTCTTTGAAGCGATGCGAAACAGTTCTTGATAAAAGAATTGACGTAGATGCTAACGAAGAAATTTACCCATTAGGAACGATTGATTCATTGGAAGACATCAAAGATAAATTAATACAATTAAGGGATTGGTTGAGTGATTACCACACTCACGATCCCGGTTAAACAGGAGAAAAAATATGGTAGATTTAACAAAATATGAACACAACCTTGACGTTGATGAAGTGTCTGGAGGTGGAAGTAAGATAGAGCCGGGAAGACATAACATGACTTATTGTGGAAGTGAGATTGTGTCTGGTGCTAATGGGTGGGAAGCTATTAAGCTTTTATTTGAGATTGAAGACAGCATGATCAATGTTGGATATGCGTGTACGATGAAACACGACACTAGCGAGAAAGCTATTGGCATTGGTATTGAGTCTTTAAGGAAGATAGGTAAAGCAGCCGGGATTGCCGGGAGTCTTACTGATACCGATATGTTAGCTGGTAAAACCTTATCTGCTGAACTGGTCCTTAATGAGAAAGGTTACTTAGATATTAAGGATGACTTTGGTAATACTTTTCAACCAACGGTTAAAGAAGAAAAATCAAGTGGGAAGACTAAACCCGTAGAGGCTGAAGAGTCTACTTCGGATGAAGAAATCCCTTTTTAATTACCCCCTAGCTAGTAACAGGCCTTCGTTATGTTCGGAGTGTCTCGCTCCAGTTGGAGGTCTGTTACTACACTTGGACAATCGTTGGTATGGGAGTTGCTCGGTGGAGCATTTAGAAAAAATTAAACAAAGGTTAGAAAGAGGAGAATCATTACCCTATGTTGCTATGTTAAACGATAAAGCCGTTTCATACGCTGTTACCAAGACTAAGGATAAATACTTGGACATAGCTAAGAACGAAGGGAGTTTCGTTTTGCATGAGTGGGAAAGAAAACATAGGTTGGAATTATTTGGAAAGGTGGTAGCGGAATATTTGAACTACTGCTCTGAACTGGCAAAAAATGGTCTTCTCGATACTATAAGACGAGAGGATGACTGATCTTAAAAAATATTTAGGGAAAGAGGGATTAATAATAGACGAGAATTTTCACTTTAGAGGTGGAAAGAAGTCTATTGATTCATTAATCAATGAATTAACTGATGACGGCTTAGTTGTTGATTACATAAACACCACAGGAGAATTAGTACGGGTCCCGGTTAGGGCTAGTATTGGAGTGCGTCCTGATAAGTTTGGCGAGAGGTCGGGTTGGTATGTGTTTAATGAAACCGGAGATTATCAGAATTGTGTTTGGGGTAACTGGAGGACCGGATTACAGGGGAAGTGGTCTTCTGTTGAGATTGATAAGTTAAGTGCTTCAGAACGACAGGTTCTAAAGGCCAAAGTGGACGAAGCTATACGTCAAGGGGAAGAAGATAAAAAGCGGAGGCAAGATGAAGTAGCAAAAGAGGTTAATGAAAGGTTTAAGTTGTGCAATGATATTGTCGAGCATCCTTATCTAAGCGCTAAAGGGTTAAAAAATAGTTATGGTCTGAAAGAATTAAACGGCAATCTAATTATTCCGGTTGCGAATTCTACTACAGGCGAGTTGAGAAGTCTGCAATATATAAGCAAAAAGGGTGAAAAAAGGTTTGTTTCTGCGTCAGAAGTTAAAGGAAATGTATTTCCCATTGGATTCAGCCTAAATTCAGTATCAGATATAGAGAAAATCGTAGTCGTTGAGGGAGTAGCTACTGGAATTAGCGTACATTTAGCGACAGGCTTGCCCGTTATCGTGGTTTTTTCGGCGATGTTCGGGATTGAGGCATTAACCAAGTTAAGAGAGCGCACGAGAGCGCAGTTAATCATTAGTTTCGACAATGATACTAGTGGAGTTGGACAGAGGAACGCACAAGAGTGTGCAAATTCACTTCATAATTCAATAATTAGATTACCTTCTATTACAGGAGACTTTAACGACCTTCATTTAGAGCAAGGATTAGAGGCCGTTAAGTTGGAAATAGAGGGCGGTGGTTTAGGGATAAAGCGGTACGCTATAAAGAACTTAGTCGGTAGTCCTCCTCCTATCGAATGGTTGGTTGACCGTTTTATTCCGCTTAAATCACCAGGAGTATTAAGTTCTGTTGGCGGTATTGGTAAATCGTTCTTAGCCCTTCAATTGGCTTTGAATTTAGCAAGGGGCGGAGGAAAATTTTTAGGTAAAAATATATTACAAGCTGGATCAAGCGTTATTCTAAGTTCGGAGGACAATCAAGAAGAGGTGCATAGACGTATTAATGCTTTAGATCAAGGAGGCGAGCGTTTTGAGTCACCTTATGATGTGTACGTTTACACCATAGCTGATCATGGTAAGCCTATGATCTTATTAACTGAAGACAATATAACTGCTCAAGCAGTAGAGTTAGTTGAAGAATTAAAGACCATACCAGATTTGAAGTTAGTCGTATTTGACCCTATTCAAAGTTTTGTATCAGCGAGCAGTCCTATTAGTAGTAGTAATGAGTCGGCTCAGTTGTGGTGTTCTTTTTGTGCCAGTATATCGGCTCAATTAGGTGTTACGACACTTAGTATTCATCACATGAATAAGAGTGGATTGGTGGGAACGGAAAGCAGCATGGAAGCGAGGCAGTCTATTCGTGGCGCCTCAAGCATAGTAGACGGAATGAGGTTCGCTTTAGCGATGTGGTTAAGTAATGATTACGAACAGATTTGTATTCAAGAAGGGGTAAAACCTGAACCTACAAGAGTGGTTAGGGCGAGCGTAGTTAAGACCAATAGTGGGGATGTTGATACGTCTGTTATGACGTTATTTAGAGGTAATGATTCGCCAGTATTGGATGTGTTGAATAAAGAAACTGGAATAAAATGGGATTGATATGAGCAAAGGAGATTACCCTAGACCAATTAAAGATAAGAAGAAATTTAATGATAATTGGGATCGAATATTTAAGAAAAAGAGACCAAAAAAGACTAGAGAGGGTGAGTAAAAACTTCTCAACACCATGGTAAAAAGGTAACAAAGTTGAAACCTTTTGACTCATACAGACATACAGTACATATACTGAGAGAGGCAAGCTATGGCTTGCCCTCTCAAAAGAAGAAGAATGAATAAGTTTTGGTGGATAGAAGTCGGAGTACCAGAAGACGAGAGAAACTCGGCTTGTGTTCGTCAGTCGTTGGTTAATAGATCGTATGGTGAGATCAAGAAGGGAGTTTGGCGGTTGTATCGGAGGAGGACGGATCGGTTGGATTTGACGGCTTCGGATAAGATGTTGCTTTGGGCGATGAGTGAGAGGTTTAGAGTAGAGAGTATGAGTTGTACGGATGCGGTAGGGTATCTGAGTAAGATGATCGGCGTGAGTCGGAAGACGGCCGGCAAGAGTATTCAGAGGTTAGTGGATGCGGAGATAATCTGGATTGTTGAGGAGGGCGAAGATCGAAGGGCGAGGAGGAGGCTAGAGGCGAGGAAGTATTTTAGGAAACATTTTCTTTTGGTTGGTTTGAGTTACGAGTTAGGGGAGGGTTAGGTATTAGTCTCTCCCGTTTCGTTCGTTAGGGGACGTTTGTGGAGGTCGTTTTTTTGTCAATTAGGCGAAGTTTACCAAATCTTTTTTTATATATTTCTATGGTCCCGTCATTAAGCCAAACTTCTAACTTACCTTCGTTGGCATGAAGTGCTTTTGGAGTTTTTAACCACTCCTCTTCCCTTATCCTCTCTCTTGCTTTATCTACTGCGTCTTTAAATTCAGTCATTAGCTTTTCTCCCTCTTCTTTCTATTTTCAGCAGCCTTGAGTTTTCTGTCGTAAGACTTTCTTGCTCTTCGTTTTAGTTTTGGTTTACGTTTCATTGTCGGACTCCTCCTCTTTAATTACTTCATCTATAATTTTGTAAGTCTCATCCAGTTCTCCGGCTATATTTCCTTCGGTGTACTCTAAAATTGCATAGTCGAGTTTACTTCTAGCTTTCTTTAATTTTTTTATGATCTTACTCATTGTCGGACCCCTCAAAATTAAATAGCCAAAAATTTATTGAGGACCCTTCGTGGAAGTCAGCATGCTTGGTAACTCTTGGTGAGTTTTTCCAATCTACTACAGGAAGTCCATCTTTGTTTTTAACAACCCTTCCGTTTTTGTGCTTTTTATAAACTCTCTCAGTTTCCTGGTATTCAAACTCTGAACAGTCTATGTGGTCAGTATTGAAATTCATGCCGTATTCTTTTTTGACGTAATCGGCAATCGCTTCTTTCACTTCCCAATCGTGTAACTCAATTTTCATCTTTTTTCTCCCCGTTTTTGTTAAAAAAATTATCTCGCAGTTGCTTGGCATAATCTAAGAAAGATTTTCTATCCTTCTCGGTATTAGGAATCCATGCTTTGCTCTTTGTTAAGCCTTTTTCTTTTTGCCTCTTTTCGTAGGCTTTTACGTCTTCGGTATTAGTCATTAGTTTTTCCTTTTGTTTTGTTCTGCTTGTATGGCCTTTCTTTTGGCCTGGAGTCTATTAAATGAAGCATCACTCATTAAGTGTTGCTCTTGGTTTAATTCATTATTGATGTCGTATAACTGGCGTTCCAGCTCTGAATCCGAATAATTGCTGTAGTCGTAAGTTTTCATAAGTTTTCTGTTAAGTGGTTGATGATGTCTGATCTAGTCAGCTTGTGGAGGTCGTGATCTTTTAAAATCTCCCTTTCGTGGTCGTGTAGGACCACAATGGGGATGTTTTCCGTATGGAATATATAAAAGCGTACCTCTCTCTCCAGTCTTTCTGAGTAGAATTTCTGTTGTGTTCCTTCTTTTATGTCTAGTCTCATTGTCTATGCTCCCAGTTGGAAAAGGAATAGAAGAGAGAAAGCCAGTAATATTAGAAACCAGCCAAACATTAGCAGCCTTGAATCGTTGAAATAGTGGCGCAATCTTTTTTCATTGGTTCTGTAGTTTTTCATTGTGAGACCTCGTTAGATTTAGGCTCAAATGAAAGAATGGCATTGGCCATAAAAGACCAATAATTCTCACATACTCTTTGAGCAAGTTGCTCGCTAGGGTTTGGATC